CGACCCGGACGCCGTTCCGGCCAACGTCTACAACTGCCGCTGTACGCTGATTGCGGAGGTGGAGGGCGTGGATACGTCCGACACAAGGCGCCGCGCCCGCGACCCCGTGACCGGCGAAAGCGAAGTCATTCAAGATATGACCTATCAGGAATGGTACGCTATGAAAGAAAAGCGGCATGGGGCGGCGGCAATGGAAACGGCCCGCGAGAAGGTTGCGCGGGAAGCGGCGGACAGAAGGCTGTTTGAAGAATATAAGTCTCTTCTGGGCAAAAACGCCCCACAAACCTTTGTACAATTCCAGGATTTGAAGTATAATGATACTGAGAAGTGGGGGCGGCTAAAATTATTCCGCCGTTATAAAGGTCGTGTGCCGGAGGCAACCGAAAAGGATTTCCAGAATTATTTAGCGGTCAAGGCGACCGGTGTGATCGGCAGCGTTCGAGTACCGCCGGAGAAGATCGACGCTTCAAAGCTGACCTTTCGGGATGAACACGCCGCTCGGCATGGATGTACCGTGGAAGATGCCAGAGGATATGTGGAGGGTGCGTACTGCTCTATAGCCAAAAAAAGATGGGATGGATTTAGCATAAACTTCTATTCTGCAAGCGGTGCGGCCTATGTTGATAAAGAGACGATGGAAATAAAAACATCTTTCAGCAGGAAAGATTATGACCCTAACACGAAAGCGATTGTGGAGGTGTTTGAATGAAAACGGTATATTGTCCTGTCATTGATGGGCAGATAGATGGAACAACCTGCATGGAGATCGTTGATGTGGCCGATGGGCTTATCAATAAAAGAATCTTAGAGGACTATGATCCTGTTATTCATTGGAACGAGGAGCAACGTCAAAAATGTCTGAACTGCAAATGGCACGCGGATATAGAAACGGAGGACTGACATGGGAAAATAGACTGGAAAAATCATCGTTCCGGTGAAGGAGAATTATCGTGGTTAATATCTGGGGTTATGCGAATACGCTTCCGTATGTGGCTTTGAAAGCAGTGGATGGACGTTCCTGTCCAGGCCAGATTATTTGCGTCATGGGTTCGGAAGAAACTTATTTTGATGAAGATAGCCTGGCAATTGAGATGGACAGCGGTGAGATAGTGACATTTATGCAATCTGAAATAGGGCGAATCAAAGTTTTGAAGGGGGATCGTGAGCGATACGATGTACATCGAAATCACCGACAACAGCGCTCTCGTAAAGGAAGAAATGCGCGCGGCCTGCCTGCGGGCGCTGGAGGCGTGCGGGCTTGTGGCGGAAGGGTACGCGAAGAAGCTGTGCCCGGTGGACACGGGCCATCTCCGAAACAGCATTGCCCATCAGGTGCAGCCCGCCGAACCGGCGGTTGCCATCGGGAGCAATTTGGAGTACGCCGCCTATGTGGAGCTTGGCACGGGAAAATACTACCCGGGCGGGCGGCAAACGCCGTGGGTCTACCAGGACGCGAAAGGCAACTGGCACATAACCCACGGGCAGCGGGCGCAGCCGTACCTCAAACCGGCGGTTGCAGGCCACGCGCAGCAGTACCGGGAGATCATCGAAGGGACGCTGAAAAAGGGGTAAGCAGCGGACGCCGCCGAGGTGAAAACTGAATACATTTCCGTCCCGGCAGGCGTCTGCCGGGGCAGGCCGAAAAGGCCGGTTATCAGGGAAAAGCTGACAGCCGGCCTTTTTCTTTTGGCAAAACCCGCGAAGCACAGCGGTTTTTGATACAACGTTCGCCCCGAAGGACCGGGGCCGAAGAAAGGATGGACGAAATTGGCACTGACCAGAAAATTCCTGAAAGCGATGGGAATCGAGGACGAAAAGATCGACCAGATCATCGAAGCCCACACCGACACCGTGGACGGCCTGAAAGACAGGCTGGACAAGGCGCAGGCCGAAGCAAAAGCCCTTCCCGGTCTCCAAAAGGAGCTGGAGACGGCGAAGGCCGGCCTGGAAGCCGTGAAGAAAGACGGCTGGAAGGACAAGCACGACGCCCTCAAGAAAGAATTTGAGGACTACAAGGCCGGTGTGTCCGCCAAGGAGGCCAAAGCGGCAAAGGAAGCCGCCGTGCGGGCCTACTACGAGGGCAAGGGCATCACCGGCAGGGCGCTCGAGGTTGCCATGCGCGGCAGCGGCGCGGAGATCGAAGCCATTGAGATTGCCGAGGACGGCAAAATCAAGGATGCGAAAGCCCTTGACACGCTGGTTGCGGGCACGTTCTCCGGCCTGGTGAGCACCACTGCCACGAAGGGTGCGGACACCGCCGCACCACCCGCAGCTGGCGGCAGCGCTGACAACAAGGATGGGCCCAACAGCAGGGCGGCGCAGCTTTACGCCGCCTACCACACCAACCTCTATGGAGAAACCAAAAAGGAGTGACGAATGATGTCTTTTATCGGAGCAGCACAGCGGGGGCAGGCTTACGCCCCCGGCTGGTTCCTGGCAAATAACGGGGACTGCACCCGGGAAACCCGGCAGATCGCCCAGGCGGGCGCGGAGACCGGCGAAAACGGGCGCAAATACGTAAAAACGGGCACTGTGTACCCCGCCAACGACGGGACAGCGGAGGGCATTGTCTATGAGGACGTAGACGTAACCACCGGCGACATGCCCGGCAGCATCGTGACAAAGGGCGAGGTTTACGAGGACCGTCTGCCCGCGCAGCTGGAGGAGGCGGCAAAAACCGCCCTCACCGGCAGGGGCTTCACCTTCAAAGCTGCGCCCGCCGTGACCCGGCCCTACTGAGAAAGGAGCAAACGAAATGCCTATCTGGAGAGACAATATCCTGGGCCTTGTGCCTGAACAGGATTGGTTAAGCATCCCGTTTAACCCCGTCCGGCAGAATGACCCCATCGACGCGCTTTTCGGCGACGAGCGCACCGGCAACCTGGTCGCCGCGTGGCAGACCATCGCCGCCGAATACCAGGTGCCCATGATGGCCCAGTTCCACGGCTTCGACACCGAAGCGCAGACCACCTTCCGCGTCCCCGTGGACGCCCACAACATCGAGAAGGGGCTTATCAAGGTCAAGATCAACCAGTCTGAGCGGATGCGGGCGCTGCTGCGCTCGGGCGTGCGGGAGGACGACCTGTACGATTCTGTCATCGGCGACGGCGCACGGCTGGCCGAGCAGGTATTCACCCGCTCCAAGGTCGCCAAAAACGAGCTGATGGCGACCGGCGCTGTGACCATCAAGGAGAACAACCTCGACCTCGCCGTGGACTACGGCGTGCCGGAAAGCCAGACCGGTTTTGTGCTCGACCTGTCCCCGGACGCGGACGTCCCCGCGCAGCTTCAGGGGATCGCCGACAAGGCGTTGGAAAAGGGCGTGACGCTTACCGGCCTCCTCACCTCCCGGAAGAACCTGACCAAGATGCGCGGCAATGCCGCCCTTCAGAAAGCCGTGAACGGCAATCTCGGCGCGGGCGCGCTGCTGACAGGCGCGGCGCTGGCGGGCTATCTGGAAACCGAATTCGGGCTGGGGCGCATCCTCACAAACGATCTGACCTACGGTGCGGACGCGAAAATCGGCGCGGACGGGCGGCCCACCATTACAAACAAGCGGTATTTCCCCGACAACAAGATTTCCTTTTTCGCGGCGAACCCGGCGGGGCGCGTGGGCGCGGGCCTGTGGGGAGACCCGCCCGAAGCCACGGTTGGCAGCCTGTCCGCCGGCGGCGGCAGCGCAGAGCATCCCTTTGTGTATATCGACCAGTGGACGGAGGACGACCCCAAGGTGCTGTGGACGAAGGCCAGCGGCCTGTTTATCCCGGTGCTGTACAATCCGTCCAGCCTGTGGATCGCCACGGTCGAGGCGGACGCGCCGTCCCGGGCGGCGGCTTCCGCGAGGAACGCGAAGTAAGAAGGAGGGCCGCGCGATGCTAGAGCAGGTTTTGCGGGAACTCCACAACTGGTTCCTCGCCCCGGACGGCGTCCATTACAGCACGTTCACGATTGCGGGCGGGCGCCTCGCGCTGCCGTTTCTGCGCCGCGGGCAGTATTTCCGCATCGTCGGCAGCGTGTTCAGCGACGGCCTGTACCGTTATGGCCCGGATATGCCGGTGCTGGAAGACGAAACGTTTACCGGGGCAATCTGGGCGCTGGCGGTGCCGAAAGCGGTGGCCGATTTGGCCGGGGAGATTGCCGCGTGGGAAAAGAAGTATGCGGGCATCAGCCTGGGCCCGTATGCCGCGGAAAGCAAGGCGGATTACAGCTACTCGAAAGCGGTTGACCCGCGGACCGGCGGGGCCGTGACGTGGCAGTCGGCGTTCCGGCCCAGGCTGAACCCGTACAGGAAGCTGGGAGGGACAGGATGAGTCTGATTGAAGCCTGGAAAGAGCCCTGCGTCAAGCTGGAAAAAAGCAGCGTGCCGGACGGCGAGGGCGGTTTTCGCACCGGCTGGACGGACGGCGCGGGATTCCTGGCGGCGGTTTCCGTCGTGAACACGGCGCAGGCCGTGATCGCCGAGCGGCAGGGGATGAAAAAGGTGTTTACTGTGACCACGGACAGGGCCCTGCCCCTGGGCTTTCATGACGCGTTCCGCCGCCTGTCGGACGGCAGGGTGTTCCGCGCGACCTCTGACGGGAAGGACGTGCGGACCCCGGCAAAATCCGCCATCACGCCGTTTTCGCAGGCGACGGCGGAGGAATGGGAGCTGCCGGTATGACAAAAGCCGCCGCGCTGCATCGG